TTAGTAGTTATCCAAGATTCAAAAGCCCTTGAAGCACGACCTGTGCCTGAAGAACCTGCTGCTGCTTCTTGTTTACCAGTCATGTCTAGTTCCATATCTCTTTTAAGTTCCTTACCAGCTTTAGCTATTTGATAAGCCATCTCTGAAGAAACACCAGCTTTGTTAACAACTTCTTGAGTACCAGTAACTACTACAGGTTTTGTAGAAATCTGCGTATGGTTAAGTAGTCTTGTTGTTGCTGTTAAAGCTCTGTTTGGAGAGTCATCACCCTCAATTACTAGGTTACCAGCTGCTGCTGCTAAACTATCTGTTTGCCATTCATGCTTTGTGCCACTAGCTGAACCAGTACCAATGCTAGACATAAATGGAGTTTCTGTTGGTGAGATGTTATAAATAACATTCGCCAAGTCTTCTCTCTTATTGTTACTATCAAAAGTTTCATAAGAGTTACTATAAATTGCCATTTTTGATTACCTATATTAAAAAAGTTTTGTATTAAGCTAAGAGTTCATTAGACTTTCAATAACGCTTTTAGCATCATTGACATGCCCAGTCTTCCTTAACCTTGCTCTTTGTGCCTTAACTTTATCACTAGATATTTCACCTTTTGTTGCTGGAGAACCAGGTTTTTGAACTTTAGGTACAACTTTAGCTTTCTTATTAGAAATCTTAGCTGCTAAAAGATTTTCATACAACATGGCTTTATGTAGAACATCTACAGACCTTGCATCAATTAATCTGTTAACTTCCTGTTCAGTAAATCCTTTTTTAACTGCAAAGGTTTTAATTGATTGTTTCAATTTAGGGCCTTTGTCAGGATCAACCCATTCAGGGAGTTTTTCTGCCATAATTTGTTGCTGTCTGCTAAGTTCTTCTTGCCATTTAGCTTCATGCTCTTGTTGCTGTTTGTATTGAAGATTCTTTTGTTCTTCTTCAACTACTCTTTTATTATCTTGAAGTTCTCTATATTGATCTCTTTTCAACATATATTCGGTTGGATCTTCTTCCTTGAGTTTAGTCCAGTCAGTTTTTGCAAGTTCATTTATTTTAGAATCTGCCTGAGTGTTAAATTGTTCAAGTTGTGATAAGTAACGCTGTCTTTCTTGTTGAGTCGCAGCTAATTCTTCATCAGCTTTTTTGCGTTGCTCTGCCAATACTTGACTTTTTCGTGTGTAATCAGCTTGTCTACTGTAACCAGCTTGAAGTTCATCAAGGGTAACCTCTACATCTTTACCATCTACCTTGATAGTGTATGTGCTAGGTGTCTGACTTTCTTCTGCTTGGTCTTGGTCTACTAAATCATCAGCAGTTAACCCATCAGGATTATCTGCTTCAGCTTCAACTGATTCGGACTCCATGTCCTGTGCAGAAACTTCTTCCGTTGTTTCTGTTTCTTCTTGGTCTTCTGTGCTTTGCTCCTCAGTTGGAGTGCTCATCATACCTTGAAGTGCTGCTTGTGCTGATCTTACATCAGTTACAGGCACACCACCATTAGTGGATTCTTGTACAGGGATATCATCTTTTGCCATGATTATTTACCTCCCTTTAATTCATTTTCAACTATTTTGCCATTTTCCATTGTATTTACAAGTACATTTTGTGCTGTAAGTACACCTCGAAGTGAAAAATATAAAGATTCTCTTTTACTAGCTTCTTCTATATCCGTTCTAATCCATTGTTGAAAAATATCATTTTGGATTACTTCGTATGATTTAATTAACAAAGGATCGGTTAATAACCTTTCGGCATCTTGTCCTTCTTTAATTTGACTGTCTTTGTCTGCCATTGTCTGCTCCTATTTGGTTGATTCTATCCACTACATAAGTGGTTATAGTTTTTCTCCCAGCGAGATACCCATGAATATCATTCTTAGAGATTGATGTTTTCAAGTGTAACTCATTTACTGAAATGCGATATTTCAACATAAGTTGTTGTAATTCTGTATTTGTAATTTCTGATTTATCAGTTAATTTAGCCAATAGTTTTCTTCTTTTTTTTCCTAAAGGTTGAAACATTTGTTGGTTTTCCACCAACTCCTTGTGCTTTTGCTCTTTTACGAGAAACAGCAGATAGTTTTTGTGCTTTTGTCATTCTTGCTGCTTTAGCAGCAGGAACACACTTAGGATATGATCTTCCTGATGTTTTAGATCTTCCACATTTTTGAAACTTACCTTTTTTTTTAGGAGCTCCAATATCTACCCAGTTTTCTTTAAACCACTTGGTAAGACCACCAGTAGACTTAGCCACTTTTATAACCCCCACCTCTTTTTTTATATTCTCTAACGAGCCAAGCATTAGCATAAGCAGAGGGATAAACCTTAAACTTTTTTTTAGCTGCTGACTTTACTCTTGAATATAAAGCAGGGTTGGTAGGTATATTACGACTTTTTGCCATTCATTCTATCCTTTCTAAAAACACCTTCTTTAACACCTCTGCCTTTTAAAATATCTGCATAGGTTAATTTTCCATCTTTATTTAAATCAGGAAATTTCTTCTTTTTATTCTTTATCATTTTTTAGCTACCTTTTTTGCTCTCATTGATAAATCTTTAAAATGAACGACTTGTTTAGAAGTTTTGCCATGTGTTTTGCCTGTATGAATTTGTCCATTAGGCATCTTATGAACATTCCCTTTAAACTCTTTTCCAGTTTTAAAATAGTGTTTAGTTCCTTTAGCCATTAACATTTTCCTCTTTTCTTTTTCTTTTTCATTGGTTTTTTTCCGTACATTATAATAACCTCAATAGTTCTGTGAATTTATCTGTCATTAATATAAATATAACTAAAGCTCCCCAGATAACATATTTAAATCTAAAAACCTCAATCTTTACATCTCTCATATCTCTTTCAATATGCTGTAAGTGATTGTTTTTTATATCATTAATATCTTTCTTGATTAACTCTATTTCTATATTTAATTCGTTTAAATCTTTCATGCTAGTGGCAACTTCTTTCTTTTAGGGTAAGTGTTTAAAGCTATTGCTACCGATTGTTTCTGTGGCTTACCTTCTTTTCTTAACATTTTAATCTTCTTAGAAACTAATTTGTTTCTCTCAATTCTTCCATGACCTGAGTATTTAGGGTATGTCATTAGCTTGGCCCTATTCCAACAGGTCTATCTTGTACAGCTTCTAGTGCAAGTTCTTGTTCGTTTAAATCAAGTTGTGATTTTTTAATTGCTAGTTCTTGTTGCTTGAGAGCAAGATTGATTGCGGCTTCTTCTTGTTTAAGTTTAAGTTCTTGTGCTTTTAACTGCGTATCTATCTCTAACTCTTGAGCTTGTAATTGTAGTTTTTGTAACTCAACTTGTGCTTTTCTTTGTTCAACCTTCTCCTCTAAAGTAGGTTCAGGTGGTGGTTTTGGTGGCATCATAGCTGGGTTAGATATAAACTGATCTGAGTTTTTATATCCTGATTGAGCTATAAATTCACTTACTGCATTGTATATGTTTTGTGGTGTAACGAGTGATCCCATACCACCATTTTGTATTAGACCTTGTATTATCTGCATAATAGAACCCATAGTTTGAGTTTTACTTTGCTGAGAACCTGACCCAACACCTACATTTACAGTACAATTTAATTTTTCTTTCCATCGAGATACATCTATCGGTACAAATTTACCATTGAGATAAGCCATTTTCTGTCTATCTTCGTATCTTTGTACTAGTGAATAGATGTTTCTAAATAAATCTTTAATACCTGTTTCTGCAAATATACGAGCAATGAGCTCAATTCTTTGCATAGCAGACTCAGTTGCTGCTGATATAGCTCCTGAAGTTACATGAGATGTTAATACATCAGGGTTTAATCCTTGTGTCATCTTAGATACACCTGATCTTTCTTCTCTAATGCCATCTAGGTATTGTACCATTTGGAAAGCATAAGGTTGTATTTGTGGGGTAGGTAAAGCTGTAACAGCTCCTGGTGCTCTCATTCTAACGATCCCACCTGGTTTTGAAGATAATAAATCATCTAGCTCAACCTGTCCTGCTAATACTGCATATCTAGCATTGTTAGTTAAATACATATTATCGAGAAGATTTCTCATAATAGTAGATTTAATAAGCTGTATATCTTGGACTGTATCAGCAATACTCATGCCATGGAACTTATGTGGTATTGGTAATGGACAAATAGTCGAGAAAGGTATTGAATCAATCTCCTCATTATCCAGTATTATATTACCACCTTTAGTAATCTTTCTAAGTTCTGCTATTCCATCGCCATCGTAGTCAAGATGTATATAACATTCTTCTAACCAAACTTTTCTTGAAGGCCCACTACCCTCATCTGCTGGTAATGAGTCATCATCAAAACTAAACCTTGCTATTCTTTCTTCGTTTAACTCAGCATTTGACTGTGTATAACTAGGTAATTCTTCAATTATTGATTTAGGATAGCCCTCTAAAATTAGATCCGATACTGACTTTTTAACTCTATGACAAACAAAACTAGCATCTTCTACTGAAGTTGCCCTTCTTGATATTAAAAATTCTTCAGGTGGTACAGCGACTACCTTGACTTGTCCATCTACTTTAGTTCTTTTTACTTTAACATCGTGTTCAACAATAGCTGGAGATATTAAAGTGCCAAAGTCATCAACCTGTTGTTTCTGTATAACTGTTTCTGTGTGTTCTACCACCTCTAAATCATCATTTGCTAGGATTGATTGATACTCAATCTCAGTTAGGTTTTCGTATGTTTCGTGAGATACTTCTTTTTTTTCTTCCCAAAAATGCTTGATAACACCTGTCTTAGATATTAACGCATCTTTAAAGGCATCGTATAGCACCTTAAAGCCGTTATTTTGCTTGTTAAAGACATAGTTGACATAATCAGTAGCTTGTTGTGCCATCTCGACATCTTCAGGGCCTTGTGGATCAAATTCAGCTACATTGTTATGCGTGGTAAATATACGCATAAGGCTTGGCATAATATACTCAATAGTATCTCTTACATCGGTTGTAACGATTTCAGAACGACCTTCTATCTCATTACCAAAAGGTTCTCCGAGGTAATACTTCATAGCATCTTCTCTTTGATCTGAAAGCTCAGTATTAAAGTCGCCTGAAGCAGACTCTATTTCATTACTTAATTTCGACGCTAATTCATCATCGGTCATTTTTTTAGCCATTTATTTTTTGTACCTTTTTATATTCATATGTTTAATATCCAAGCCAATTTTTCATTCTTTTGAGACTAGGGTTAGGGCCTAAACTAAGTTTTTTTTCTCCCATAGCTTGAACCTGTAAAACTGGTTTTTTTCCTGCTTGTTGGACATATTTAGCTTTATGACCATGTTCTTTTATAAAATTAACATTTCTTTTCATATCTGGGGATAAGTCAGAATGATGTAATGATTCTTTTTTATTTTTAATTGCTTTTTTTGCTGCTGCCTGTGCAGTAGCTTTTCTTTTAATTCCTTTTGCTACAGCTTTTTTAGCTGCTCTTTTAGCTGCAAATCTTGCTGCTGCTGATAATCCTGCTCCCACTAATGGTAATGCCATAATGTTCTCCTATACGACTGCGACATCAGGGCCTAATCTACCCTTTCTATCCCATCGTGAACCTTGTGTTGTTGAATGTCTTAGACTCATGGCAGCGTATCTTGTAGCCGACATTAAGTCATCTTTAAGTTTAACCAGTTTGCCATCTTTACGATGATACATACGATACTCCTCAAACCAGTCATAGAGGGTATTAAATACTTTAAATCTGCCACTTTCCATACGATCTAGCATATCCATAAGACCTGCTTCAACCGAATTACCACCTTTTTTCTCACCAATCGCTGGTGGGTTTTCAAAGTGGAAAGGTAGCATATTGACATAATTATCACGATATTGCTCGGCGAGAGTGACACCTGAGCCCTTATCGTGTTGGTAGCCATCATGTGGCCATACTACAGGAATATAGTCGCTACCTTCCCGTTCATTAATGTGTGATGCGTGATAGCTCGGTATTTGTTTAGACATACTGTAACAGTCATAAACATAAACAATATCCTTATCTCTATCCCACGCTAACCATACTACGGCAGTAGGGTGGTCATATCCAAAATCTATCGCTGCAATCCTTGCAAAATGAGGGGGTATGGTAAAAGGTTCTATAGCTAGATTATCCTCATCTATTGGAAATACTAGCCCTGAGCCTATCATTGGTATACCTTTTGACCTCATCTCCCTCTCATGTGGGGGTAAGGCTTGTAAAATCTGTTCTTTCATATCGTCGGTTAGGTGTTCGGCATCTTCCCAACCTGCTGTTAACAACGACTGTCCTGCCCTCAAATTCGAGGTAAAACTCTGTACTACCTCAGTCATACCTGATTCAGGAGTAAAGGTCATATAGACCTGTCCTTGCCTGTCTAGTGTCCTGGTAATACATTGTGAGTAGATATCTTGGGGTGGTTCTTCATCGAGCCAAATAAGGTCTAAACTCTCCCCCATAAATTTTTCACTACCTTGTTCGTAGGCTTTAAACGCTACCCTAGACCAACCTCCTGATTTATGCTTAACCATAACTGATGAATGGGCATTTGGCACACCAGGCTTTCTAGTAGTCTCCCCTATAAGGTGTTTAGGGATTGATCCTTTGCCTTTATCTCTAGGGTTATCAGGTTGCCCAAATAACTCTCGTTGACAAATATCTCTAGTAGTTTCATTAGAAGCTCCACACACCCAAGATTTAATGGGCTTATCGAACTTTTTTCCTTTCCACCATTTTGGATACAGTCCAGTTAAATGGATCGCCATCTCCATAGCTCCCACATAGGACTTGCCTACCCTATTAGCTGCCATAAGAAGTCTTTGATTTGCATCTTTTCCTGCTTTATGAAAGCGATCTTGAAAGTCGTAGGGTTGGTAGTAGTTTAATCTATTCTCCTCTTGTCGCTTATTAAGCTCACTAAGGATTATTTGTATTCTTTCTGTAGACATAGTATTCCACTTCTAATCCTATCTAATTTTTTTTAACATTGCAAACCAAATCGCCACATCTTGTGTTTTTATTTATTTACAACACAACATGGTGTGTATGTATCAATATATTTTATTAGTATTGATATTACCCTCCAGTATAGGAATGGAACTATATATATAATCTGATCTGACAAAAGGGGTTGCCTTTCTCTTATATAATAATATTCTAATCAATGATCTACTAATATTCTTATTTTCTTATGATTCTCTAATAGACTTGTTATGACTTAGTTCTGCATTAGTGGTAGATGACTATATTATTTTTGTTAGTGGCTTATATAGTGTCTTATTTTTATTTGTGAGAGTAGTTAGAGGATATGAACTTCTTTACCCAATACCAGAATATGCCTATCTAATAACATGCTTATAAGTCTAATGACTGTAATAGCTATATATTACTTATATATAGTTTATATATGTATAGCAGATAAAGGCTATAGAGTTTTTAAATGGCGATTCGATCTCATATTTAGCATTATTTTATTCTTAGACAAGTAATATCTCTTGACTTATATAAAAATATTTCTTATCTTTTAGATATTGGAGTTATACCAATAAAAAAAGATAACACAATTTAACCATAAATGAGGATATAAATATGGTAAAAATGACAAGACAGAAAAAAATAGATTTTATCTTATCATGCAGATTTGATGAAATAGGAGATAATAAAGATTTTTTTAATTATCTGAAAAATGAATACAAGCTAACTAATGATATAGAGTTAGATATTGAATTTAGTTTTTACAAACAACAATGAAAAACAGGAGAATAAAACATATGAAAAATAATTATTTAGACTTAACAATAGGAATTACAAAGAAAATTGGAGATTTTTCCGATCCCGATGAAATAGAAACAAAAGAATTGATTGAATATAATGTACAAATTACAGAAAATTACGAAGACGATAGATTTCATGTAGTAGTTTATGAAGTTTATAGTGACCAGTCTTTAGATCATTATTGTACTTTAGGCTTTCCCAATGAAAAACAAGTATATAATTTCTTAAAAGTTTTAAAATTTCAAAACGAATAGATCATTGTATATAATAAAGCCCCTAGAAAATTCTAGGGGCTTTTTTTTATGGTTATATATGGTTATTTATTAATTTCTTTTATTGATTTTTTAACCCAATGAGAATTAAAGAATTTCTTAGGCTTAAAACATACATCAAAATCTGATATATAATTATTGTGACCATAGATTTTATAATTATGCTTTCTATAATAATTTAATCTTTTTTTGATAAATTCTCTGGTCAATCCTATAGATTTGCAAGATTTCTTCCAACCTATGTGCATATTTTTCGCTCTCTCTAAATGCTCTAAATCGTTATAGTCTGGCATATTTAACATACAGGCATTCCATAACTCAGTTATTGCATAATCTTTCTCATGTTCTATAAATTGTTTTTTCATCGCTTTACACTCCTATTTATATAATCCAATAGGTCCTTACATAATTTAGATTTTTTTATTTGGTCCTCTTTGTAAAATTCATATTCATTCATACTTAAAAGCTCATTTAATAACTCTATATCTTCATTATTTAAAGTTATTGATTTGAAATATTTTATACTCATTATCTTATTTACTCCTATTTATATAATTAAAATTGCTATTGTTATAGATATGGTTATTCCAGATAGCCATGTAATAACAAATTCTCTATCAGATTCCCATAGAGCCACTAGCCAGATAATTAACCCAGCTAATAACCCTATAACACAGAATAATGCTAGATAGAAATATAATAGTATTACTTGCTCTATCATGCTGATAACCTTATATCTTCATTACACAAACAAGCGTCTTTGTATTGTATTGGGTTTATTACACTGCCAATGTTTTGATAACCTGTGTTTTCATATCTATTATAAAAATCTTCTCTACTTTGATAGTAAATGTCGCAAGTTTTTATCCTAAAATTATCACTAATTTTATATAATTCAATCATAAAATCTCGGTATCCATGCCAACAAACTGCGTTTACCTTATTTTTTTGACCATTTTTGCATGTCATATAACCTGTGCGTTGATATTTTTTAGTTTTATCTAGTCTTAATTTAACATTATAGCAATTATTACTAACTACCTTATAATCTACATTTAAATTAAGATCATTAGATATTTTATTTAAAATATCTTCAAAGTTTTCTATTTTCTTAGTATTATATATTTTCATTTTTATTCACTCTCTAATTGGTTATTTTTAGGATTAAAATATCTAACAGTTTCTCCCATATATTTCCCTTGATTGTCATATATGGGAGCTGTTATTGTATGCCTACCCTTATATTCTGGAAAAACTTTAAAATCTTTTAATGTTTGATTAAAAAACTTCATTGTTTTTCTAGTGAAAAAATATGGAGATGTTTCCATACTCAATCTTTTTATATCGTATATAGTTGGTTTTTTATCATTCATAACTATTTAACTCCTATGTTTATTAGTTATCTTATTAGAACATTATTTTGAAGACTATGCAAAGAAATATTTTTATATTATTTTATCCTAAAATATGCTTAATATTATAAATTACAGCTAAGATTTAATTAAATTGGCTTGAATTGGCTACCTGGATTGAATGAATGAACGACTGAGATTGAATGGATCACTTCCATGTGATCTTATGAGGAAAATTAAATGTTGTACTTCTTATTAAAGGCTTTGGCGAATCTCTCTCGGTCATTTTCTGTAAAAACTTTAGAATTTAATCCATAAGATTCTCTAATTTGATTGATCTTATTGCAATAACACTGCCATGCTACATTTAATTCAGGTATACCTGGCTCTTTATTGAATATCTTATCAAAGCCTTTATTGAATTTGGCTTGGTCTTTAATTCGACTTCGAGATCCTTTACTCATCATCTTTCTCATCTTTAAAATCTCCCTCAAGTAATGGTTGTGCATCATCTCCATACTCTGTGCCATCATAAGTAACCATAATGCCATCTGAATATTGATACTCTTTGCCCTCATCTTCTATCTGTGAGTCTTGATAGATGTCTGAAACTTCTTCTTCTGTTAGCTGTCTATCACTTTCAATAGTCCATGATCTTACATCAACGGATGATTCGCTTACTTCATATGTATATTTTCTACTCATTTATATATCTCCTTGTTAATTTAATATTTCATCTAAAAATTTTTGTTCAAAGTAATTTAGACTTAAAAAATTATTATTAAAAAATTCTTGTGGACTTTTATATTGTTCTTCTTGATTCCAATAATCATATTCATCTTGTATAGCTTGATCTGTTGAAAATTCGTTCTTAAAGTCATTTGAATTACTACAATAATCTATTCTTAGATTGCACAGAGCAATACATTTAATCATTATTTCTTTAGCTTTCATTTATATATCTCCTGTTAACTTATTAATCATAGCCATGCAGTCTAAATTGTTCATCAATCATCTCTTTAAGCTGATAAACAGAACAATATTTATTGCCTTTATTAGCTTTACATATTTCCTGTATGTGATGTATCAATTCATCTTTGTTTTTTAAATCTTCTAATTTTGCTTGTTCTTCTGTTTTCATAATATCTCCTTGTTAATCATCATACATTTTTATATAGTAGGACTCATTAGCTTGTTGATCTGCTATCATTTCATAACTCCAATCTCCATGATCCATGATATCTTCTAGTGTTAATGAATAAATATCTATGTAATCTTTATCATCTTTATCAATTCCTACTTGCCAATCTATTGAGTGATAATCACATAATTGAAGTCTTAAATCTTCGAGTGTTTTATAAACTCTGCCCTCTAAAACTTTTTGATTATCTATTCTTAATACTTTCATTTATATATCTCCAATGTTAATTTATTATTAAAATTGACCAAAATTGTAAAAGTTTCCCCATATTTTTTTAACCCACTCACAATTATCTGTAAGTGAGTAACCCTGACCATGTAATACATCACATTCTGCACTAAACATAGGTGTGTCATCTTGACCTTTATATTCTTCGTATAATTTTTCTATTTTATTTTCGATTTCTTCATAAAGTTTAGGGTTTGTTTCGCATAACATGTCATAAGTTTCGTTGTAGTAAAACTCAATGTCATTGTCTGTCGCTTTCCAATTATACATCTATATCTCCAATGTTAATTTATTAAGGATAGATAGACTTCGCTTTCAAGGTATGGAAGTTTTAGCCCTAACTATCTATCCCCGTTAATGCCCAATGGTTTCATCTATACGCAAGAGCCATTGTTAATAGTATTCTTCATCTCTTTCGAGGTATAACTGTCCCAACTAACGACATTAATTTATTAAGGATAGATAAGGGAAAAGTGGTACTTACTGCTTTTACATTCCCTCTCGGCATTTCTGCCACCAACACTATCTATCCCACAAGTAGCCTATATGAGTAAACTACTTGACTTTAAATTAATACAAAAATATTTCATTGTCAACCTATTTTATTTCTATGCCTAATTTTTCAGAAATATCAGCTAAAATGCTCTCTTTTTTCTTCTTTGAGAGCATATCCCATGCCATTCTGCCCCTTAAATGCTGAATCTTACTCCTTAACTTGTAGTCTTCTGCTTTAGATTGATAAGATTCTTTCTCTTTGGCAATGACTTCAGGATTATTTTCTCTCCTTGCTTTGTTATAGTCAGCGATCTTTTTTTTGTTTTGCTCATAGTAGCCCTTTCTATATGTCATATATTACTCCTTTAATATGGCAGATCATCATCATCTCTGGGTGGCTTTTGACCAAACACAGATGTATCCTCGCCTATGGATCTCCCTTTGTTTGTAGAACGATTAGATTCTATTGGTTTATCTTCTGCTTGATAGCTATTAACTTCTGCATAAAACTTAGATCCGTCTAAAGATCTCTTTACATCAAGGTTAATATATCCTTGGTTGTTTGTAGGTTTGTTTTGCAAGTAATTAATTAAGTCATTTTTTTTAATACCGATAGTAAAAAAAACAAATTGTGTTTTACTTGTGGTTAAGTCTTTTGTTAATGCTGTTGGGTTTATGTATAAACCTTTAGCAAACTCTTTATCTGCCATTATTTATTCTCCTGTTGTTAGTGCATTTGGTTTTTATTAGGTACTATTGATACTTTCACATACTGTGGATTAGTAGGATCAAGTGTACCGATTACTTCATCTATAAGTTCTTGTGCTGGTTTACCCTCTCTTGTGGTTTCATCAATACGACCATAATTTTCAAGGTTAGAGGGATAATGTTTACAGAAATTATCTATTATTTCTGTGTTATTATGAGCCGATAAATTCTCTCCAACCTGATGACTTTCGGCAAGTTTATGAATTAATCTTCTCTCTCTCCTACTTGACATAGAAACATCAAGTACACATTTTTTGTTTTCATCTGCAAGATACATAAGTATTCTCATCATTTTCTCTCCTATGTTTTATTTGATTCTTCGTTTAATTTTTTACCCATACAATAATCTGTGTAAGATTTTGATATTAAGGTTTCTGTAATAATTCTCTCGTTGGTAGAGTTGTCTAAATAAACTTCCCAATCTCCGATAGTAATTACTACACAATCTTCAGTTTTTACATTTATTTTCATTATTTTCTCCCAAATGTTTCTGATATAAGCTCATCTTCTATCTCTATCTGTTTGTTAAGCCAAGCCTGAAACTCCTCTAAAGTATTAAATCCCCTTGATTTCTTTTCTATGGCAATCAAGTCGTGAATGTTAAAGATCATAGTTTTTTCCTCCATTTTTCTTAATTCCCTCTAGTATTTCTAGCATTTTATCCATTATTCTTCTCCATAGATTAGTTTAATTTTGTGTTCTCCCTCGAACTTCTTGGGTTTATCTTCAAGTTTGCTATCGTTAATTAAAGCCATTCCATATTCTTCAAGTAATCCCAACAAGTAATGTTCAAATTCATAGTTTCTCTCAATCTCCCATATTCTAGTACCATTGAAAGACCAACTAACTAAATGAGTCTTGTCTATCTTTATACCTAAAGAATTTAGTATGTATTGTTGAATAGACACTTGAGCCAGGTAAACCTTTGCTTTATTCCAATCATGAGGTTTCTTGCCAAGTGATCCACATTTGATTTCTAGCAACAAATTATCATCTTTATCTGAATATCTAGCATCAGGTGTGCAAGATAGATCGACAACAGTATCTCCTTTGAGATTAAAAGCATTTTGCAGAACATAGTTATGCTGATCTTCTAGTATCTCAACAGGCATTTTTTTGTTAATCAATATCCATTTAGCTATGCCTGACTTCTCATGTAAATTACCAAAATCTACATATTTCTGCATGAAATCTCCAATAGGTTTTTGTTCTCCTTTACGATCCCATTCAAGCATCTCATTTCTTGGGGTGTAAGTTCCAAAACAATAATTCAATGCTGATGAGCTACGAAGATTAAACCTTTTCAAGTCCTTGTCCGAGCTGAATTTCGCTTGTGTTTTCATTGATACCCCCATTTTTAAGTGCAGACTCTACTGCTTTTTTCTTATCTTTAGCTTTGGCTATCTTTTTAACTTCAGGATCGTTAATCTCGCCAACAAGGTTTAGTTCTTCAGGTTTTGTCTGCCCATTGTGATACAACTGTAAACCTAGACCGAATAATGACATGGTTTTGACCATACATCTTTGCATATTGTCTTGAATATCATCTGCTCTAGGATTTTCTATTGCATTGTATTTGTTGTCATAAACAGGCAACCAACCCTCCTTATAAAGTTCTCCGATCTCTACACGACATCTCAATATCATTGTTCCATTGTCATAAGTAAATGGCTCTAACCATTTTACTTGAACTTCAGGATAATGATGATTGAAGATATGCCAAGCATAAGACCATTTAAGATAGGTATAATTGCCTTTTTCTTCTGTTTTACCTGTAATATCCACCTTAGATAAGGTTTCAAATACAGATTTATAACTTAATTTTTCCATATTTTACTCCAATGTTTTATGTATAAGATAAGATTATAGGAAATATTTTGATAATGCAATAGGAAATATTTATTTAGTATAATAGAAATATTCTTTTAATCGGCTATATATGTATATATAATTATAGGTAAAGAAAAACAAAAGGACTAAAAAACTATTATATAATAATATAACAGTAAAATATAAATAAATATCATGTTTGGGAGTGAAAGTAAATGAAAATAAAATTAAATGAAGAATCGTTAGAAAAACTTATTATCGACATGAGAGAAAATGCCAAGAAATTAGGTGAGTGTACTAGGAACTTGGATCTCCTGGAAGAAAAAAGAAAAGAATTAATCTATAAAGCCTACTTAGAAGTCGAAAAAGGTACTGAAATGACTAAAAAAGCAATAGCAGGTACAAATCCTAAGGTTGTAGAGATAAATGCTCAAATATCGGCTCTCAAAGGAGATGAACAAGAACTTAGGTGGCTACTTAGAATCTACAATATCCAAGCTGATCTTTGGCGATCCCTCAATTCCTCAAAAACCCAAGAACACAAAATGTATAATTCTTATTCCTAACACAAAAAAACAATTTGACAACAACATCTACCTCAACTACCATAAGGTAAACATTGGAGAAACAACATGACAACAGAAAAACAACCAAAATTAGAAGATTTGAAAAACAAAAAATGTCGTGCCTGTCGTACTAAGTGCAAATTCAGAGGAATGAACCATTATGGTAGACGTTATGACCAAGACGGAAATGATATTGATGAGCTTTTAGCATGGTACTTGCAAATTTAAACAAATAAAAAACAGGAGAAAAGAGATGAATAAATGGAAACAAGAGTTTATTGATGCAGACCGAAAAAAAACCCTGGTTAAACTAAACAGGGAACTTACTTCAAGCCAAAACTTATTGAAGTCTATTGATGATTACATCATGGCTCATAAAGATAGCAACAACATAAATCAAGATACTAGACTTGCGTTGATTAAGATTAAGTCTGATCTCAAATGCGATATCCATGTCTTACAGGTAAGTTTGGAAGATATAAGGTATAACACAATTACAAAGAGCCAAGGGAAGATTACATACAGATAGTAAAAAATATAGGAGAAAACAATGGCAACACAATGTGAACTGATCCTGAAAGATCTAAAAAAAGGTAGAAAAGTAAACCCTCTAATAGCTTTGTCTAAGTATAAATGCTTTAGATTAGCGAGTAGAATCAATGATCTTAGAGCAGACGGACATTCTATTGAAACAAAACTAGTAAAAAATAAAGATGGCAAAAAGAAGTTTGCTGAATATTACTTAGAGAACAGAGATATCTAAGTTAGGTGGCAAAAAAACCAAACAAAGAAACTAGAGAACATTATAAAAAATTAGTTGAGTTTGGTTGTGTGGTTTGTGAACGAGAGTATGGTGTATATTCCACCCCTTGTATACATCATATAACTGGGGGAGGTATGGGTAGGAAAAGTAATTCTCTTACCCATGCTCTACCATTATGTCATGAACATCACCAAGGATCTGAGGGAATACATCACTTAGGCAATAAAGTTTGGGAAGAAAAATATGGTAGCCAAGAAGAACTACTAGAATACATAAAGGAGAAAATATGATAGAAATAGAAGATGACGTACCATACATGGGTAGGAGTAAGTATGCTGAATATTTTGAAATACTATACAAAATGAAGTCAGGACAGAGTTTTTTAACTGATGACTATAGAGTGGTTGACGCAGTTAGGCATAAGGCTTGGGAGAAAAAAATACCTTTATCGTTTAGGCAACAGAAAGTTTCAGGAGAGCCTTTACAGTATCGAGTTTGGAGAAAGTAATGAAAGAAATGCAGATAAAGTTTGAATTTGCAAAAAGAACATTTAAACATATCCCAACAGATAGTGAGATTATAGTGCCTGTCTCAGGTGGGAAAGACAGCACAGCTACTTTAATACTTGCATTACAGCATTTTGACAAAGAAAAAATAATACCTCTACATTACAACACAGGTTGGGATCACCCAAAAACTTATAAATACCTTGATTATATTGAACAAAAGACAGGGTTAAAGATAAAGTATACAGAGTCAGATGATTACCCAACAATGATAGATTATATTAGAAAAGAATTATCTAGAGGTAAAGGTTTCCCACACAGAATGGCTAGATATTGCACTAGAAAATTTAAAAGAGATAACATTAAGACTTGGTTCAGAAAAAATGGGTTTTACGATGAGAGAAAAGCACAATGCTGGTTGGGAATAAGATCAGATGAGAGCCACCAAAGAAAAAAAAGATATGGAAATTTAGATTCAGCAGAAATACATTCTTATCAAGATGTTTTCCCTGATTATCCAAAAATGCTAGATAGAAATGTGAGTTTAAGATTTCCAATTATAGATTGGTCTACTGATGATTGCTTTGAACACATCAAAGATTATGGTTGGGAACATAACTCTTTGTATGACGAGGGATCAAACAGAGTAGGTTGCTATCCCTGTCTATTGGCTAGTAAGAAAAAACAAACAGAGGAATTTAATACTGAGTTTGGTCAGCATCAATTAAAATTTATCAAAGACTTAGAAAAAGAATTTGGTGTAAAATACGAAATGTATGATGAAGACCAAGGTTCTTGTGAGATTTGTAATATATGAAACTAGATTTACTTACCATTTTATTACCAAAATCATTAGATATGGGCAGTATTGGGAGTGGCAAGTCGCATGACTCTATAACACCCCAAGAAGTATCTACCATACTATCCTATGCTAACCTCGTTAAAGCCGAACTTAATATTTTAATGGGAAAGTATTTAGAAGATGAATCAGCAACACACGAATTAATTAAATATGCTGAGTCTTTTCTTCAAAATGAAGATGAACTACCTGATTATTTTATTAAAAAGATAGCACAGACAGCAATTATAGAATTATTCACTGATACTACTTGTTTCTTTTGTAATGGAACAGGACAGGTGGTGTTCCAGGATAGTGTAGATAAGTGTTTACATTGTCATAATGGGGTATTTGTTTGGTCAGATACTTCAAGGTCTGAAATTATGGGATTGAAAAAAGGAGTGCATATGAAGATTAAAAAAGATTATAAAGAATTAATAACACATCTAATAAATGTAGAGCAAACTGCATTAGAAAAACTGGGGGATTCATGAGTAGAATAAACAAAACTAAAAGAGAATTTTTAAAAGAGAATGAAATTACAGGTATGTTTACTAGAGATCAGATAAAACTTTTAGAAATACACGATACAGGAGATGATCCTTACAGTAGTGGTCAATATCCTTGGTGTTGTTCTAATCTTTTAAAATTATTTCTTGTAGAAAAAGGAGATGATTATATAGAAAAACAAGAGATGCTTGTAAAGGAAAAAAGAAAAGAATACACCCAAAGGGCTTTTAATAAAATAGTTAGAGAACTAAACACTATAACTACTATGTCTGATTTAGAAAATTGGGGTAAAACCTTTGCTCAAGAATATGTTAGAGATATACCTGAGTTTAGAGATGAGCTTGGGCAAGAATACAAAAGAAGAAAGAATGAGATAAGTAATACATGAAAAAGAATTACTATTGTTATAGGGC